CAGTTTCAGCATGGAACCATACAATCAGTTCATATTCTTCTTTGAATAGTGATAGCCACCATTGCCACATACGTTTCCATACAGAAACTTTCTTAATGACTACTTCTTTTTCTTCAATTATCTTTTGCTCTGGCATAACACTATTTATGCAAGGGCGTTAAATTGTAACTCAATTAACGTAGCAGATAAATTAATTTCAAGATCAGCACACAATGTACTCTTTGCCATTCCATCACGAATAATTACAACAGCCTGGTCTTGCCTGACTTCATCAGTGCCCCACAAGTGTAGATTACGATACAAAAATTTAAATACTTCATCATACTCTTCTGGTCTAGCCTGACTAACAATTAGTTCACGTGCCTTTTTGTATTCACTATTCTTGAATAAGTCAACTGCTTCTAGCATCCAGTCCGATGTATTACCATCTCCTACTTGCGGCATCTGTAGTACACCATCTACCACATTTTGTTGTACAAGGTTAATACATTTACGCAAATCAGGATATGTCGCTTGTACAAAAGTATCCAGTGTTTCTAAATCTAATTCAACACCTTCTTGTAAACCGATTGTGGCAATACGTGTAGTAAATTCTGTAATGTCCAGTTTCTCAATGTGGAAGCCTTGACATCTACTGTGTAGTGCAGCAATAATCTTTTGTGGATAGTTACAGGTTAAAATAAATCTACAAAAGTTACTGTATGTTTCCATTACGTTACGCAATGCCGCCTGTGCGTTAGGCGTTAGATAATCTGCTTCATCCAGCAATACATATCTCATTTCGCCAAAGCTCATTGTGCTAGCAAAGTTTGTAATACGGTCTCTTACTTCTTCTACGCCATTCTGACTTGAGCCATTCATGAATAGTATATCCATGTCGTCTACACCTAACTCATTCAGCAACACTTTTGCCAGTGTTGTTTTGCCTGTTCCAGGTGCTCCACTAAACAATAAGTGTGGCATAGCGCCTTCAGCAATCCAACCTTGTACCTGCCTCTTCTGTTTCTCATCACGAAAAACATAGTCGCCTACTTTGCTGGGGCGATACTTCTCAGTCCATAATTCTTTCATAGATTCACCAATAGTTGTGTTTTATATATTATAGTGGATTTAATACAGGAAGTCAATTAGATTTTTCAAAAACTGGCCATGGGGTAAACCTGTATTTCTTATTTTTCTGTACTGCGGTTTCTAATACTTCTAGATCTATATCTAGTCGTTCTGCAAAATAAAGTAATGCTTTGGTGTCTTTAGGAAAACAGTGTCCTCCAAAACCAAACTTACCATCTGGACCTGGTACTTTCATATGGCTGTTACCCATACGTGGATCAGTCTGTAATATTTCTGTAAACTGTTCCCAGGTGCTGTGTGAACCACTGGCTTTGTGTAGCTCGTATAGTTCATTAAAAAATGTTACCTTTGTCGCAAGCCAACTGTTAATGGTGTATTTGATTAAACTGGCTGTGATTAAGTCTACTTTGTATGTTGGTACTGTTTTTACCTTACTATGTCTTGCATAAGCCTTTTCAACTTTATCACAGTCGCGCCACTTACCGCCTAATACCTGCATGTTAGGATTGATAAAGTCTGCATGTGCATTGGCTTCAGTGAGAAACTCTGGATTGTAAACTAGATTTAGTTTGTAATCCTTTTTCATTTTGGTTAAATGTTTAGGAGTAATTGTGCTTTTGATCACCACTATGCCCTTGTATTCTTTATCTGACAATTCGCTTAATACTTGTCTGGCTATGGTTACATCAACATCGCCCTTTTTGGTCTCAGGGGTGGGCACACAAACAAAAGTTAATGATGGATCAAATTCAATAAGGTTATTAATTGTGTTGTCGTTGTATTCTGGATCCACCACCAATTGTATAACACTTTCTACGTCAAAGCCATTTATTACTGAACCACCCACAAAGCCAGCACCAACAACTCCTATCTTAAGTGTGCTCACTGGTGGCTCCTATTTTTTTAAATGCTCTTTTGGTCTGTTCTTCTGCGAGCCATTCGTCTTCACCTGCGTATGTAGGTCCGTTTTCAATCAGTTCTTTGGCCATAAAATATACTTCGTAAATTTTTTGTTTGCAACCCCAACCATTGAATCCATCAATCATTGGGTCATGCATTACACCTTCCCATTGCCACAACTGTTCTTTGATTTTATTTACGCCTGTTTTTTCTACATACGGCATATCATTTCTCCGTTAAAATATAATTCTTTTGTGTACATATTAATTCTTTCTTTATTATGTAACACAATTGGCACTACATTTTCTGAAAAACTGATCCAGTCTGTTTCAGTCCAGGTGCTGAGATCGTCCAGCAATTTAATTAGTACATCTAATCTTTCTAAGTCGTCTATAACAGTGTCATAACCTTCGTCCCACCACTGATCAAACGTTTTAAATCCTAAATTACGTAGAGCTTGTAGTGTATGTGGTCTAGTTACCAGTATAAAAGGCATATAGGTGTTTATACATTTCCAAGTTTTTTCTGTGCAAAACCTGCCAAACAGTGACGGTTCATCAGACTTCATTGAATAATTTTGATAAAATACTGTTTCTGTAACTAGTCCAACATGACATGTTTTTGCATGCTCAGGATCTACTCGACAAAAACCGTCTTCATAAGTCCAATCATTTAATTTTAAGGGTTCAGTAATAGTTTTTATGGCATTTATCTGATCGGGGAATCTATCCTCTACTTGTTTAAAATATTGGTCACTAGGTTTGAGCCAGGACATTGCAGAAGGTAAACTATCTTTTAATTGTAAAAGTTTGCCCGCAATAACTGCTCTATGTGATTTATTGCTATTGTTGTAACACAATATTTTGTTGGGTTTGTGACCCACAGTAGGCTCATTTACTTGGTAGGCAGTGTTTGATTGCTGTCTGATAGCACTGTTTGCCCAGTTAGGATAATATAATATATTAAAGGGTGTTTTGTAATTTGACCAAAGGCCCAGTTCATGCATTTCTTTGTAGTTGATATCTGTGGGTATAGCCGCAGTTGCATAAATGTGATTAATGTCGTGCTCTTTGTTATTCAACGTTTTTGATAGATGGTCCAATACCAGCAGTGTTTTCCACATTGCTGGTTCAAAGCATTCACCAATATCACTGGCGACAATTACCACATTGTCTGATGGATTCCTTTTATCAATCCATGCGGCGTATGATTCACAAATTATGTTTATTTGTTGGTATAAATGTAAATGGGAAGCAAAGCAAGTAGGAATTAGAAATACATGTAGATCATTTGTATCAGGATTGCTTATATGTAATGCTGATGAGTGGACTAAATTTGTTAATGCTCTCTTTAACCAGGGTTTAAACTCCTTATTATATCTATTATTAGTTGCTCTTGCTATATTGATAGGGAGTAGTTTAAAAGGGTCAACAGTTGCAACTTTAACTCTTTTAGAAATCATTCACGAAACTTTCTTTCTGCTGTAACTACATTACTGTTATAATAAAAAGTTTCAGGTTTTTCAGCACTGGTTGCTAAACAGCATTTGGGATCAACTTTCCAGATTTCGTTTTGTCCTTCAGGCAATCTTTCATCATCAACTTTGAGTGCTTCTGACCATCGCCCATATTCTACTAGTACCCATTCACCTGGAGTTAACCAGTCAATTTCAGGACCTACTTCAAATACTTTAAACCATCTGGCTGTAATACCCTGGCTTTTTTCAACGTTGCTTTTTATAATAAGTCCTGCTTCAGTTACTTGGTCGCCAAAGTCTGCTTCAGTACATAGAATGTTATCGTTAATCGCTCTTAAAATCATCTTTCTTAATTCTGTTAAATGCTATCTGTGTTTTTAATCTTTCCGCAAATTCTGGATCTTGTTCGAATATATCCAGCATTGCATCAAGTCTTTCAATTTTATCTTCAGTTAGGATTCTGTCTCCAACCTTTACCTCTTTGGGAGGAGAAAAATCACTAAAACTTAAAGTATCCAAACCATAAGTACTATCGCCAGTGTACCACGTGGTACCTCCAGTCTTTATACTGTATGACATATTATCGTCAAAATTGTAAGATAAGTCAGTGCCACTGAGACAATCACTTAAAGTAATGGTATCAGCATCACCTATGTTTATTGTTACTACATCATCAGTATCGTCATCATCGCTCACGGAATTTAGTCCTTGTCCTCTTCTCTATAGTAGGGAACCATTTCTATATCTCCATTTGGCAATTCAACTTCTTTGTATCCTAACGGTTCAACACCGTCAGGTGCATCAAATTCTTCTGGTTCGTCAACTGGAGGAATCGGTGCAATCTCTGGTTCGATAGGTGCAACCATTTCCTCTTTAATTTGTTGTGTTCTTTGTTCTACATCAGCAGGCGTTACAGTTGAAGTTCTAACGTTCTCCGCTGCTGTTTTCGCAGTTTTAACTTCAGGACTGCCAGTGTCTGCTGTTATTTTATTCTTGGGCGTTTCACCTTTAAGGCTGGCTTTTGCTGTGCTGCTTTTGGGATTATTTTTGTAGTATTCCCTGACTCTGTCTTCTTTTTTCTTAACTACTTCGCCACCAGTACCTAGCTCGTCACCTTTAGCATTGACTCCCATATTTCCAAGTGCTCTTGATTTAACAGAGCTAGCTGCTCTAAGAGCGTCCATGTCAATTGGCTGTCCTCTGTTTGTTCTACGGTTAACCATTGTTTTCCTCTATTTTAAAAATTCGCGAATATCTAAATTGTATTTAATACTGTCCACTTTGTGTACACCTATCAAATATAGACAATAACTGGCCACGCTACTGCCTCTTCCAACACCCCAAACGATATCGTGTTTTCGCATGGTGTCTATAATATATATCATCAGTTGCAACACTGGATACAGGTTTCTGGCTTTGTAAAGAGCTAGTTCTTCTTCTACTCTGGCATTGACAGCCTCGGCTGAATCTCCGCTTGTTTGAACTAGTCCTTTAACATATTCCTCAACATCTATATCTTTGTAGTGCTTGGGAATGTTAAAGCCTTTATCACTTATTTGTTCAGTGCTGATTGTGTTTAAACCCAGTTCTTCTGCACTGTTGTTGTATTGTTCCACAATGTCAGAGTCAAAAGCCACATTATGTAACTGTCTGTTTCTGTATAGGATTTCAATTCCTATATCTGTGTTCGCAATAGTTGTCATCATTATATTATATGTTAATTATGAACGATTGTCAATGTTAAACTAGGGTTGGTTTCCAACGATCTTTCTTTTTCTTAGTAAAATCTACTTCTACCAGTTGTCCTCGTTCACTATCTGGTTTAGTTATTTTGGCTACGGCCTCGTGTACAGCATCTTCAATATCAGTAAAAATTTCTCTGTTTTTTGTTTCTAGGTCTGACTCTTCTGCTTTTGCTTTCCACTCTTCAAGCATTTCTTTTGTTTCTGCATCATAGTCAGTAGTAACTGCGTCGTCTCTCTGCCACCATGGAGTTTGCCAATGACTCAATTCTGTAATCCATTCCTCTTTTGTAGGCAACTCTGAGTAATTTTCTTCATCATTTTTAAAGTATTGATAAGTTATATTATGTGTTAAGTCTTTAAGTGATAGTGTTTCAACAAATGTATTATCTGCTACAATATGGTTTAACTTACTATGTAATGTAGCAATTAATGTGGACTCATTGACATCTGGCATCACCATGATATTGTTTTCCCATCCCATATCAAAGATTTTTTTAAAATCTTTATTGTCGAATGCAATCATAATGCTGTGTTCAATTACACCTTCTATGAATGTAACCACTTTAGCAAAACTTACATTTTGTTCCAGAGATGCTTTCAATAAATCTTCTGAACTATCAGTTGGTGCATCAGTCACTAAACTGAATGTAAGTTCGTATCTTGCTACATTAATTTGATGTATTACATCATCTAACCCAACTAAATTTAATGGAATAGTTTTCTCCATTGTAAAACTTTTCATTTGTCTATACCTTTTGTGTATGCTTCTACAGTGACGTTAAGTAATTCTTGTTTGGAGTAGTCTGGGGTGTAATCTACACTCTCCATTTCACCTATGTCCAATGTTTCGTCTTTGAGGTTTTTATTTCTGGCCATAAAGAATCTTTCTTGTCTCTGATCAGTTGCCAGTTGTAACATGTCTTGTAATTGTGAAAACATAGGACTATTATGATTCATTTTGAACAATGCATCGTTGAGACGTTTTAATTCTGCTGTAAGATCGTCATCTGACATTTCTGCTATTTTTGTGTAATAATCTATACTCATTCTGTATACTTCTCTATGCCACCCAATATGGCCATGGCTTTATCATTAACAGATGCAAATCTAATTTCACCATTTCGTATCTGAAATTCTCTAAACTCCTTGAGACCCTGGGTCTTTAATTGAGTTCTTGCATCACTGATACTTACATGTTTTTTGAGCTTCATTCTGTTCGCTCTCCAAGTCATCCAGAGATCAAAAAAGTGTGCTGTTCTGGTACTACGATTAGGTGATAGTGACCCAAAAGTTTCCAGCATGTACTCATCAGAAAAGAGATTCTGATATGTATCACTCCTCTTTAATGTTGTATCTTTCGCCATAAAAATAGTCCAATGACTTTTCTGATATTTCTAGTTGTTTTTTTCTGCATCTGAATAATAAATCAGTGTTAGGTATAAAGTCACTTACAATATTTTCTATACTATAACTTTTATAATTTCCATGTGCGTAACAGTTATATCCAACTATGCGGTGTGCTAATGACTCAAATTTATCAATGTCATCATAAGTTAAATCTAATACATCTGGCTTTAGCTCATTTAAGTATAACTTGGCAGTAGTATTAAAAATATCATGTGTTTCTGCTATCAGTGTTTTCTTACAGTTAGTCATTTTTCTTTTATTCAAATGAATGCTAAATCTGTTATTATTACTTAACAAACTATTATACCCGTCAGTGCTTTTAACGAACTTAAAGCCTAGTTCCTGATAAAAGTCCATTTGTCTAGCAGTAAATCCTGACAGTATGAGTCCAGAAAAATACTTCATGCCAGTAACATTATCATGTGGCACGGTGTCCACTACACTATAATCAGCACTGAATACATCTGCATCTATATCCTGATTACTAAAGAATAATATTCTGGTACCATTTGTATCACCGGTCCTGTACATACCCAATTCTACATCATAAGATGCACCCAGTGATTCTATCATTCCCACAGGAGCAATAAAACCTAATCCGCTAATTTGCGGATAATCAACTCCCTCTAACTCTCTGAGAAAGATGATGCACTGATTTTGTACCCATAGTGTAATAGGTGTCCTGTTATGCACAGTACGTAATGCAAACCCAGCTCGTACAAGACTTTCAGCCATTATCTCTCTGCTCACTGTATGTGGATCGTAAGTGTATTCAATAAAACTAAAATCTGGATATTTTCTGTTACTCATGCTAGTCTGCTAATGTGTATTCGATAATTTCCCAACATCTTTCTGGTGTTTTTGGTTGACTAAATGCACAAGGAAATCTTTCCTGATCGTTCACAATGAACCAATTTTCACCAGGGTCTCTGAGTCGTCTTCCTGCTTTCAGTATATCATCTGGATTTTTTTCCAAAAAGGTTACTACTTTATCAGTAAGACAAATAATTCTATGTATACATTTTGAGTCCAGTGTGTATGAACTACCTTGTGTGGTAATAAATCTGCCAGTAATCAGCGGCTCTATATTTCGCTGTATGATTTCCATATTAGCATTGGGTTCGCATTGTCCATATTCTAATACATAAGGAGTTTCTTTATCACTAGCTCTGGCTTCGTATACCAGATTTTCCATACTACCTTTAACTAAAGTACTTGTAAAGCCAAACCTGTGTGTATGCGGATCATCACATATCTGTTCTGTTTGATCGCAATAAAAATGAAAACTATTCATGGGCGTGATTGGTAATTTAACTACACCAAGACCCATATAGTGTGGCTCTACACCAAAACTTTTTAGATAGTCTACGGTTACTGTTTCAAGTTTAGGTGCTTTCATACACGATATTTATTCTCTTTTATCTACAATTTCGTCGACCAAGCCGAAATCTAGTGCTTCTTGTGAAGTCATAAAATTATCGCGATCCATTGCAAGCTCAAACTCTTCAAAGGTTCTGCCTTTTGTGTTATGCTTTACATAAATGTCAGTGAGTTCTTTCTTGATACGCACAATTTCTTTTGCACGTATTTCGATATCACTGGCTTGTCCTTGTGCGCCACCTAATGGCTGATGAATCATGTGCCTAGCATTAGGTAGCATAAAACGCTTGCCCTCTGCTCCTGCGTTAGCCAAAAAAGAACCCATACTTGCAGCTTGCCCCATTACGATAGTGCTCACATCGGGTTTGATATACTGCATAGTATCATACATAGCCATACCTGCTGTTACAACACCCCCGGGCGAGTTGATATAAAAGTTGATGTCAGCATCAGGATCTTCTGCTTCAAGAAAAAGAAACTGAGCACAGATACTATTTGACACAGCATCGTTTACTTCGCCATTTAAAAATACAATTCTTTCTTTTAGTAATCTGCTGTAGATATCGTAACTACGTTCACCAGCAGAAGTTTTTTCAATTACATATGGTACAAAGTTCATTTATTATCCTCAATAAAATTTTATTATAACACAAAATTTATTACAGTCAACGTATTTGTGATTGAATTAAATTTAGTGTTGCTTGCATGCCTCTTTGTCGAGGTGCAGGCAAAAACTGCATAAAGTCAGCAAACGATTTTATTCCAGTTTCTAAAACCTTCTTCTTGGTTTGTCCTTCCAGTGCTTGGTTCAGTACTGCACATATTCCCAAGGAATATTTAGAATCACTGTCAAACTTTAATTTAACCACAGCAGTGTCTACAGATGCTGAAACCCATAGTTGACTTTGACATCTTCTTACATAGTTTGCCCTGTCTTTTCTGATGCTGTTATCAGTTTTGAGCTCTTCTCCCAAAGAAAATATATACTCTGTTACTTCTGAACTATCAGATAAATTTCTCATTTCCTGTACAATAATTTCTAAGGGTAGCATGTTAGTATTTAAACAAACACAAAAGAGTAGGCCCACTTTCGCGGGCCTTGGTGTTCGTTAATTTTGTGTAAAATTAATAACTAAGTTGTGCAAGGCTTAACCACATAATTGATCCAACTATCACAGATAACATGAAAGTTAAAACTGATTCACAAAATTCTCCATCATGACAGATTTTATCGTGAAGCGTCTTTAAGGATTCAAAGAGGTTAAGACCTGCCTTTTTGATTAAGGTGGTCATTTGTGTCTCCTAGAGTCTAATTTAAAATTAGCACTCGCGTTCACTGCCAGTTACCTGCGCAGCTCAATGTAAAAAAGTTCCTTAACTTTTTGGTCAACCCTCACACGGAGGCATCGGCAAAACATTGTGGTGGAAGTGCGTTGTGCGATTTACTTCCAGGCTTTATTTATCTACGTAGTTAATTATCAGTGTGTTTTTTGGGTCAAAATGAATGATTTTTTCTTTTCAACATAGTCACGTTTGTGCTTGGTTGTTTTTGCAAGAACGTCTGAGTGCCAGATACGATTATAACCAGCCATACCATGTTCTGAAATATCTTTTGTAACACCCAATGCCAATAATATAATCCACTCGAACCCGCTTACTGTGGGAATATGGTTGCGTACAAAATAACTATTAATATCTTCTGCCAGCTCAGTGGCTTGCTTACTATCGCACCATTCATTTTTCCAGTATACTGTGTTCACTCCACCTCCAGCACGTTCCTGAACAATAGTATCGCTGAACGTGTTGTCATATCCATCAAATGTATAGCCATACTTTTCCGGATATTTTGAAATTTCACACATAAAGTTATCATCAAATAATTCGCTCACGCTGTCTTGTAACATGAAACAACTAGGGCTAATACTATGCACTAATTGGTCTTTTATTAGACGTTTGATATTTGCTCTGATATCTATTTCATTATCACCACTTAGCCCTATAATATATCCTGTATTAATAAATGCGTTGGGTGCGTATTCTTTAAATTTGTTCAGTGCAGTTTCAACGTTCTTTGTACTCTTGTGTATACGTTTAGCCGCAACTGGATTCATTGTTTCTATGCCCAGTGTTATGCCTTTTAGATTACACCTTTTTAAAAGTTCATACTGTTTAGGTTTGCTCTCGAATAAATCCACTCGCAAGTAACAGGAAATATTTGGTTCAAATGACAGGGATTCGACTGCTGTTGCTAATGCTTCCAGTTTGTCGTCCTGATCATTTAGTGTATCGTCTGCTATAAAGAAGTTCTTTACTCCGTATTTGTCATAAGCATGTTGCATAAAGTTCTGTATGTTTTCAGACTTTTCTAATAGCGGGTTTTTTGTATTGCGTAAATCATAATTGCAAAAGGCACAATTAAATTTACATCCTATGCCTATCTCAAAACCTAATATATCGTTCTCATTCAGGATATATCCGTCGTCAATGTCTGGTACAACAGGAAGGTCATGTTCAAATTTTATATTGCGATTAATTAATACTTGTGGATTACTTGTGGCAAACTGATGCATATCACTGTCACTTAGCCATGCATCTAAAATTTCCATGCTACGACCTACAAATACATAATCAACAATTTTTTCCAATTTGCTGTCATGATTACGCATGCCGCCCACAATAACAGTAACGCCAGGATATTGCTGTCTGACTTCTTCTAACAGTGTCTCCAGCTCATAGACAATGTCAAAACAAAAAGGTGTGCTAAATCCTATTACTTGTTTTTCACTGCCCTTAAACCATGTACAAATGGACTCTAATAACTCCTGTTTGCTCCATTCTGACACCCACTCCAATATAGTAGAGTCATACCCATGCTGACGGAATCGTTTATCAACCTCCATTGCACCCAGGTTTCTTAAAAGTGTTCTGTATCTTGTGCTAGGTGTAAATGCGTTGTCGCTTAATATAACACATTTGTTCATTGCACCTCTTCCTGTATCTGTGCAATTTTATTGGCAATGTATAAGTTTTTATGCTTGCCAATCCTGGCTTCCATGGCACTCCATACGTGGCCATTACCAGCGAGCTTGGACTCTGATACATCTTTAACAGCATTCATTGCAAGTAAAATTATCCACTCAAATGCTGTGGTGATAGGAAAACTTTCGTTACGTAGGTTTTCTAAAATATCTTGTGTTATATCGTATGCTTCTTCATGATTAGTCCAATCATTGACCCATGCTAGTGTAGTGGTGTGGTTGGGTCTGCTGTCTCTGAGTTCGTCCTCTAGATCACGCTCAATGGTGTATCCAAACCTTTCTGGATTTTTAGCAAACTCGCTCAGATAGCTCTGCTCATACACTCCACTTTTACTGGTTTCTATTGTGAGGTTATATGGACTAATAGCATGTACAAGTTTTTCATCTTTCAGATAATTTATGTTGTTGTAAAGTTGCTCTTTGGTATCGCCAGTTAAACCAATAATCATGCCAGTGCCCACATAACTTTGTGGACTATGTTCTTTAACTTGTTTTAGGGCATTAACAATTTTGCCCACCTTACCAGTTTTCCTTACTGTTTTTGCAGCGGCGGGTGTCAGGGTCTCAATACCCAAATTTAACCCTTTTAGTTTACATCGTTTAAGTAATTCAACTTGTTGTGGTCTGCTGTCTAGCAAGTCTATTCTGAAATAGCATACAATGTTAGGCTCGTATGTGAGTGCTTCTACTGCATTGGCTAGAATTTCTAGTTTTACATCTTGTTCATTTAGAGTGTCGTCAGCAATATAAAAATTGTGTACACCATAACGATCATAGGCACCTTGCAAAAACTCACGTATCCTTTCTGACTCTACTAGTAATGGGTCTTTGGTTCCACGTAATGGATAGCCGCAAAAACTACAATTAAATTTACAACCAATACCTATCTCAAATCCTAATATATCTTTGCTGTTAAGTAAATCTTCGTCACATATTTCTGGGATAACAGGAACGTCATAATCAAACTTAATATTTTGATTTATTAACACTTGCGGATTGTCTGTGGCAAACTGATGCATGTCTTCATCTTGTATCCAGGCATCCAGCATTTCCATACTGCGACCCAGGAATACATAATCTATAAAGTCATTAAGTCTGTTATCATGGTTGCGATTGCCACCCACAATAATTTTGACGTTGGGGAATTTTACACGCAAGTTGTCCAATACAGGACGTAGGTTTATAACATTTTCCAAACTGAATGTTACACTAATTGCAATGTATTGCTGGGTGCTGTTTGAAAAATATGTCTCTATTGTGGACTCTAAGTCGGAATGTTTCCAACTTCCAACCCATTCTAAATGTGTTGTCTTAACACCTTGTGCTCTGAATCTTTTAACCACTTCCATAGCACCAATATTACGATACAAAGTGCGAATAGTTGTGGTTGGGGAGTATGTATTTTCACTGAGTACTATGCACTTCTTCATATTGGGCCTGTAAAAAATTATGGCCGCGACTGTGCACGGCCATTGAGTGTAGAAATTAGTCTAATTTCTTGTGTTCGCTTTTAAGATCAGCGATCATCTTGTCTTTGGTCTTTCTCTTGTCGAGTTCGATACCAAATTCTCTTCCTAGGTCTTCTAATTGGGCCTTTGTTAGAGCTTTTAGTTTTGCTGCTGTAGGTAATTTTGCTTTTACTTCTGCAACTTTTTCTTTTACCTCTGCCTTGACTTCAGCAACCTTCTTTTCGATTGTTGCTTCTGCTGCATCTTTAAATGCATCAAGGTCTTTTTCATCTACTTTACCGTCTTTGTTGAAGTCTAAAAAACCACCAAAGTATAAACCTGCGGCAGCTACACCTACAACAATTACGAAGATTAATAACGGATCCATAATATTAACTCCTTAATGTTAAATCCAATTTTTCCAGGTCGTTAAACCTGTCTGTGTACACAGGATGGTCCAGATTGAACGGATTTGCTCTTTTGTAAGTAGTACTCCTTACACGTTCTGCAACCGCATCCACAATTTGTCTGTCTGTGTCAGTTAGTTTATTATAATCGATATCGCCACGTATTAATGAAAATAGAGCAATATCAAACTCCAAGTAACTAAAACCAAATTGGTCTTCGTCACCATTAGCAATACCCAAACCATCTGTAGGTACTGCTTCTACAATAGAGCTGGGTACGCCTAAATGCTCAGCAAGTGCTGGTACTTCCCAACTTTTTGTAAAACTCTGTATAGGTGCTACGTCACCGACGTCACCGTGTAATGTCCAAAAGCCTGCGGCTAGTTCTGAAAAATTGTCAGTACTTGCGACAAAACCGTTATGTTTACTGGCTAAATTATACAGAGTGATCATTCGCAATCTTGCACGAATGTTACCTCTGCGTTTAGCAGATTCAATACTGTCGTCATTTAACGTGTCATCAACCGGAGCCGCACCGTTTGTTAGGCGTTCCACAAACTCGTTAAATGCGATAGTTAAATCAATATTTTTGTGTTCGATACCCAGTGCTTTGCATGCTTCAATACCACGCTTAGTTTCTGCTGGGTTTTGATGGATGGGTAAAGTTACGCCAATAACGTTATAACCTGCACGTTTGAATAGTGCGGCTGTAACAGCACTGTCAATACCGCCACTCATGCCCAACACCACTGTGCCAATATTGTTACGCAATTTGTAGTCAATCAGTGTACGTGTTATGTCTTGTGCTAGTCCAGAAATATCATTGTGGTAATATCCAAAACTGATCAATTTCTCTAACTGATCTTTGAACCAATCGCTTATAACAGGTTGCCTGTTATACCGTAAAATTTTTGTCTGTAGTGTACTCATAATATTAATTTATTAACAACTGCTTTTATTTATCCCTAAAACCGGCTATTCTCCTACAGTTTTGGACTCATAAACATTATTATATTGCTTTCCAACACGAATAAATGTGGTTCTTTTGCTTAATTCTTTTAAACTCTTGGCGCCCACATAAGTACAAGTGCTACGAATGCCGCCCAATATGTCTCTGATAATGGGCTGAACATCGCCCCTATACGGTACAGTAACCACTCTACCTTCGCTTGCTCTGTATTCTTTTGTTCCACCATGTTTCTCCTGTGCGGCTCCTGAGCTCATGCCATAAAATTTTACAACTTGACGCTCTTCAATTTTGCGTTTGTTATTTGTTAAATGATTTCCTACTTCATATATGATTTCATTTGTATCATAAAATGCAGTACTCACATCACCCCCGCCTTGATCAGTTCCTGCAAGCATTCCACCCAGCATGACAAAGTCTGCTCCAGCACCAAATGCTTTTGCTACATCGCCAGGACAAGTGCAACCACCATCAGCGATAATATGTCCACCAAGACCATGAGCGGCATCGGCACATTCGATGACAGCGGATAACTGCGGATAGCCAACGCCAGTTTTGATCCTTGTAGTGCAAACAGAACCAGGACCAATGCCCACTTTAACAATATCTGCCCCACTTAATATCAACTCCTCCGTAACATCGGGTGTTACAACATTTCCTGCAATAATTGTGATGTTAGGATTTTTTTCTCTAAACAATTTAACAAAATTTAAAAATCTTTCACTGTAACCATTTGCCACATCAATACACACATACTGTAAACTACGACTCAGTTTTAGTGTTTGATCCATGCGTTCCTGATCTATATCAGTGATGCCAGTACTAACTGCAACATGGTTTACAATATCTGATCGTTGAGCGTGATTACTGATATATGTGTGAATATCAACTGGCTGATAACTTTTTGCTAAACAGGTAAACAATCCTACTTCATGTAGTGTGTCTGCCATTTCAAATGTACCAACACCGTCCATGTTGGCGGCAATAATAGGGACACCACGATATTTGGCACCACTATTTTTAAATGTGTATTCTCTTAATAAACTTACTTCTTTGCGACTTCCAATTTCGCTTCGTTTTGGTCTGAACAATACGTCACTGTAGTCCAGTTTAATGTCGTCTTCAATCCTCACCGTTTAGTTTCCTTGTTAGTACTTGCTCTATTGTTGCATACTGGATTGTATCAAATGCGTTAGGAGGGAATTGTGGTGGAGTCCACTCAACAATTCTTTTTCTTTTATATATAGTGCGGAACCATACCTTTTCCCCACCAAAAACGGTGACAGGTTTCCAAGCAAACCATTTACGCCAGGGGGTGTAAGTTGAATCCGTAGGCTGTGGCTTCATATTTGATTTCCTACTGTGGGTTCTGGTTAAGTGCCCACTCACTGATGTTACTGGAGTTTTATTCCCAGTCTTCGAAAAGTTCTTCAATTTGATCTTGTGAATGCCATTTGTCATGCCATTTTGGATTCATAAATCCCACATAAGCATAGTAACCTTTACCAGTTGTGTCAGCCCAATCAAAATTTACTTCCAACTCTTTTTTGTTGTACCAATATCTTTCTATAATACTAGCACAGTCTGTTTCAACATAACCACAATGCAATGCTTCTGGATCAAAATCTTCACCATCTGTTGCAATATACAACTGGCCAAAGCCACCTTTCTCACCACTATGCCAGCACATTACTGGAACGGTTTCTTCTTCCTCTTGTGGTGTGTCATAATTACCGTATGCTTCGCGACCATAAATGGCATTGTAATCGAATGGGCCTAGTTCCTCACCAACATCTTCCCATTTGGGGACACTGTAATCGTGATCTACACCTTCTTTCCATTCAATACTGGCATATTCTTCATTAAACACTGCATCAGCATGTAATTTTACTTCTTGCACAAAGTATTGACTGTCTGCATAAGGACCATTAGCATGTTCAATATCGTCACAATCATACCATTCATTAAAGTCTTCACCCAGTGAAGGTGAATCGGGATCGCGGCCATCGTCATCGTCCCATGCAAAACTTTGTACATGACTGATAAAGTCTGAATCGCCATCTTCTTTAATTTTAGGATTCCAGTATTCTACAAAATCTGCAGGCACTGTACCCACTGCAACTTCACCGCCATAACGTCCGGTGTCTACAATAAAAATTCTTTTACTCATAATTTTCCGTCCTTACGCATTTGCTCGCGTATTTTGGTAGCACTGATTTCATGTATTGCATCATCAAATACTTCCTGTTCAATTTTATAGCCAACACCACGACCATATGTAATGTTCATGATGTTTGGTACTATACCTATTTTAACTTTACCAGCAAATTTTGTCAACTTATCTTTTAAGTTTTCAACAATAACTTCTTGACCAAAAGGATTATCTGTGGATAATGGCATGTCTCTGATCATCAGATACACTTGGCCATGTTTTGCGATTGCACGATCAAATAATGCTTGGTGTCCGTCATGCCATGGTTGCCATCTGCCCAGCATCTGTGTGGTGGGTGCTTTGTTATCCCATATAAATCTATCACCTAGTTCCCATGCCAACAGTTTGGCGTCAGTATCTCCACGCCATTCTTTAACTATATAATTAACATCAGAAACATCTGGTTCTTCAAACACTGCGTTGGTATCAGCAAACCTGCCTTCATCAATGGTGTTTACCCATATAGTAAAGTCTGCGTCAAATTCTTCGCGGGCTTTATTAAATGGGCAAACAAAATCAGCAATAGCAATTTTGCCCTGTGCCTCTGCACCTTCACAGAGCATTTTCATTCTCTGCTTCTGTCTTAATCTACCTTCTTCTGAAAAGTCCCAATCGTCTGCCTCTTCACGGACTTTGTCAGCATTAAACCAGGCAACCTGGTCTCCAAAAATTTGCACTAGTTCTTGTGCTAGATATGTTTTACCACTCCCTGGTAAGCCAAATATCAGTACTTTAGCCATCTACTTACTCTCTATGAACGTGGCATAACCCTCACTTGTTCGCCACACTGGTTACGGCGATAATAATTCCTTGGTGCAAAACCTATTACCCAAACCTTATCGCCTGATTGAAATGATCCAACGTCTTGTTGGATAATACTATGTACGCCTGAATCCATTTGTACAATGAGCTCTTTACCCTGTAGGTCCTGTGTTGCATCAGCAACCTTGTCGCCAATTACAGCACCAGCACCAGCACCAATGGCTGTTGCAAGGACTTCTACAACTTCATCTTTGTCTTTTGTTGCACGGTTTGCAACATAACCACCCAAGCCTGCGCCAATACTTTGTGCAACTTCGGTGTTCCTTTCAATCGTTACAGATTGAATATCTAAAATAACGCCTTCAACTGCTTTACATGTTGAGCCGCCTGTTACCGTGGGATGGTTTTGTGTGCTAGTACAACCCACCATCGCAAACAATAACCCTAATACAAATATATTTTTCATAAGTATTGCTCCAATTCAGGTGCTTTCCAACCCTCAGGTTTCAGTACTTTGCCGTCTTCACGTTTACGTACCTTTCCTGTTTCAGGGTCTATTTTGGCGAAGTTTGTACGCATTACTTCGTTCCATGCGCCTTCACCATCTGCACCCATACTGTTAATTGCACCAATGGTTACAACTAAAATATCTATCAGTGCATCTAATTGCTCCACTGGATCATTGTCTTCACATGCCTCATCAAGCTCTTGTACTTCTTCTTTGATCAAACTCAAATACATACTGTACTGATCCTGATTCATGTCATCAGTAGACTGATCGCATGCTCGCATAAATTCTGATTGTTCTGCAAAAGGATTTGTCATCTTAACCAACTCACTGTGTTACCATCACTGGGTACAATTTTTTCACCATGATACTCGTCAATATCTTTTATATGGTATATCCATGCTTTGCCAAGGCTAGTGTTAATTTGGTCTCTGGAATAAAAATCAGGATATCCTTCTATATGATCTAAAACTTCTAGTACATCGTCATCCACGTCAAATACCTGACCTGATATTTTATGTTCTCCATTTAATACAGCGGCTGGAAATGATCCTAAATTGTACATAGAAAAGTCAGCGTCTGTAGTCGCATCACCTATAAATTCTGCCTCACCACCAAAGTGTTGCATACCTCGAGTACGGTTACCTTGCTTTAACGTTCCGTAAACAAAAACCCTGTTCTTGTTAGCCATTTAATTTTTCTTCGAGAGCCTTGATTCTCTGGTTCATGATTGTTAGCATACGACTGCTTTCAGCATCCATGGGGACAGCCTGACTTGCGATAGCCATACCTTCCAGCTCATCAATTTTTTCATTGAGCTCTCCGATAATGCTATCTTTTTCTCTGACTAATTCCAGTAGTTCTGCTTTAGTCATCTGTGTAGTACTCTTCTTCATACTCATACTTATAAACTTATACGAACTGTTCGTCCATAATCTGAGCAACTCTTTCGCTGATCAGATGTAAACGCAAAGAAGGAACGTACTCTGGTATGAGTACGTCCTTGTTCATATATGAACATTCCCTAAGTACACGCTCGTCACTCATTAGATTAACTTCTTTTTGAGCTTGGCGTTGTACCAATTCCAACCAGGGATCTGTCATGATTGGATTCCGTTTGCTTCACAATACGCATCAGCCAAAAAGTCAAAGAACTTATAATGCTGTACCTGGCTAATACTGTTGTCTTTGATGAGCTGTGCCATATCCAAATAAACATCACCATCAACAAAGTTCCAATTAATAGAACCATCTGTGTTGATGTTTTCTTTTTTACTTACTGCGTGGTTAAACGCTCTTGCCATTTTTACATGGACTTCATTTTTTGAGTTAAACATAAAACCTCCTTAGTCTAATCTCGAACCTTCGTAAAGTTTAACTTCAGGCAAGTAACGCTCTACCGTATCAACATACGCCTTGGTACCAGCCATCTTGGCACTCATGTCCTGAGTGTTATGACCTGAGGGATTCCACAACTTGTAACCACCGTCATAACTTTTCTTAAAACCTTGAGCAATAAAACTCTTGCCCAACTTGGTGTTACCCTTTACAAAAGTGGTTACCCAAGCAAAGCCACAGTTGAATGGATGTTCTCCATTCTGCTGAATATAATCGTCCGTTGCAATTTGTGCATTACGAACTGCCAATTGATGAATTTCTGGTGTCAACATTACGCCGCCTCCATTACTTGAGTAATATATTTGTGATCAACAATTACAGTGTCGCCTGCAGGGCGACTAACAACAACACGATTAGTAGAGCCCTTCCACTCGAAGCCTTCGTCGAGTACAACATGGTGGCTAACATTACCACCGTACTCAACACGGCTAAGAGTTACTAGCCCACTAACAGGTATATCGCCGCTGAGGTAAAGACCTTTAACACGCATACCTTCTAAGTTCCAGTTCATTACGCTACCTCCTTTTCAAGGAATGAAAGTAATTGAGTGAAGCCCATACCATCCACCATGTGGTAGGTGCCCATTTCGTTGTCACGGATAATATCGCCCACGCTCACTGAGTGCATGGGAGCCAATCGCTCAATGCTCTCTTCAGGACCCATGTTACCTACTTGAAACACACCATTAAGGGTTGCTGCGTCAATGTTGGCAACAGGATTGTAGTACTCGCTCATCCAAGCATTAAAGCCATCTGAGCCACCACTAAAAGAAACTTTCAACTGGATTTCAACTTCTGGAAACTTCTTCATTGCATCATCCCAGCCCAGGCTGTTTACTGCATCGCTTGCTTCACGAGAGAGATGAAATTGGAAAACTGTATAACGCATATTTTTACTCCGTTTTTTTAACCTACATATATATGATAGCAAATTCTGACGATCTGTCAACCTTTTTAGATGGCTGTAAACCCTTGATTTTACTGACTTTTTTAAAAAAGTGTAATTTTTTTAATGTAAGAAAATCAATAACTTAGCGAAGCCAACAAAATTAGATAAATAACTGTATAATATTATAACAGTTCTTTTAGGAGAATAGCATGCTACAAAGCAAAGTAAGAATCAAGAAAAACGCATTAACATCAGAGCAATGTGCACAGCTCATCGCTAATGCCGAAAACTTTGAATACGATATTCTAAAACATGACATCGTTGAACAATCTAAGTTTTCTTCGAAAGAAGAACTGGACCAGGGTACAGTAGAGAGTACACATGATGATAGTTACTCAAAGCGTAAAGTTTCTCAGTCCCCAATTGAGCCAGTATTTTCTGAATGGGACGGTAATCCAGTTTACAGATGCAAAATCATGAAATATGAAGAAGGCGAGTATGTAAATGAGCATCGCGATGCTCAATGGATGTGCCTAAGTAATTATTGGGAACCTGATACCAATAAGCAGTCTAAATCATTGATGGTTATTCCACTAAATGATGATTATGAGGGTGGTGAGTTCACAGTAGAAGGTCAAGTTGTACCACAAGAAGTTGGTACATGTATCCAGATACCATGTGATCCTTTCAGCCCAGAAACAAGTCCTAAGCATGGCGTTACAGAAATTACTAAAGGTACTAGATACAGTTTAGTATTTTGGAATTTCGCGTAAAGATAAATTTAATAAAAGAAGGGCGTAAGCCCTTTTTTTATGACTCTACGACTGGTTTATAGAATGCGTTGGTGATGTCAGTGTGGTCAGTGATGTCACGTATTCCCTTTATTTCGGGCACACTCTCTGAGAGAGCCTTTTCTACACCATCTTTAAGTGTGGCATCAATGCCAGCACAACCCTGACAACCACCACCGAATTCCACTATAGCAATCATATCGTCTGTTATTTCTATCAGTTTAACATTACCGCCATGAGCTTGTACTATGGGGTATACGTCGGTCCATAATGCGTAGTTAACACGTTCTTCCAATGTGGCATCATCAGCAAGTTTGGGCATTTTGCTGTTGGGTGCTTTAATGGTCAACTGTCCACCAAAGTTATCTGTGTCGTAATCTACTGTGGCTTCTTCTAGCCATTTTTCACTGGCAACATCCACATATACGTCCAGCTCGCCAAATGTCTTGATTTGCCATTCTGATGTAACCTCGCCCACTTTACAGTAACTGAGCTGTGTACTAGCCAGGGGTGTTCCACCATCTTTTACACTGATTTTTACACCTATGCATTCTGATTTCTTTTCTAATAATTCACACAAATAGTTTTGTGCACGTTCTGATACGTCTAACATTGTATTACCTCTATGCCACTGTCGATTAAAAATTGTTTGCCTGTGCCTTTAGCACTCTGATATTCTTCTCGGTAGTACACAGTGACTATACCACTTTGATGAATTAGTTTAGCACATTCTATGCAAGGCAAATGTGTGCAGAATAATTCTGATCCTCTGCTGCTCTCTGAACTTTGTGCTACTTTGGCAATAGCATTTGTTTCTGCATGTAGTACTTCAGGCTTAGTTCTGCCCTCATGCTCACACACATTATCCCAACCACTTGGCATGCCATTATAACCAATGGAAATAATTCTATTGTCTTTCACAATGATGGCACCAACTTTTGCTCTGGTTGCTGTACTTAATTGTGCAAATCTTTCTGCACAATCCATGAATGCACTAACAAATTTCTCTTTCATTCTCTAATTTCTCTACGGCATTTTCCAGCACAATTTGATGAACTGTTTCCTTACATGAACAACATTGTGTACACAATCCTGTTTCTTTTATCACAGTTTCCAGAGACGATTCAGATAACATTTCTCTCAGTTTACTTTCAGTGATATTTTTACAAATACACACTATCACTTTTTGTTCTCCACACCAAACTTGCTGTAGTTATACCATGCTCTTTCGTGCCAATAGTATAATAACATTTTAGTAGCAACTTCTATACTTGCTATACCTGCCGCCCAATCTATTTGTCCAGTGATTAACCAAGCAATTAGAAAGGTATCTGTTGTCGCTAATACTCTCCATGTGAGGGTCTTAGCCAAGTGACGTTTACGTGAAACATTAGTACTCATTTTTTATCCTCTTTACAGGCATCATAAACAATGTTTTCCAGTTTATATGCCTCCTTTTCCCAGGGCATGTCTTGGTAATTAACTTCCTGTAGGGGAGTACCTTTCCAAATCCATTTGGGTAATTTTCTTTTTGTAAATCCATCATCTGCTAGTGTGCCTGTAGCAATTTGTTTTGCATGTATTAGCTCATGTGCTATGTTTATCATTAACAAATCCTGTGGCACTCTACCACATGCATCATTACGTGCAACTTCTATCATTATGGTGTAGTCATCGCCGTGACAGTATCCGGCCACATTGCCGTCGCACCTTTTAACAAACTCTAGTTCTATATAGGCATCAACATCATATAAGCCTAAATACTCACATGCTCTGTCTATATACCCTAGTATTTTTTTACTCTGAGTTCCACGTACTTGCACATATTTAATTATATGATATTTTGACTATTTGTCAATTATTTGATCTTGCCGGTACGCAAGTGATCTTTGCCTATCAGGCAACCTTTGGTAAAACTTGGACTGCGTGAATTGCAGTTTGTTGAACGTCTTTTTCTGGCCCATCCATATCCAGCCTTGTGCCCACTACAATCTATAGTGCATTGGCTTCCAAAAAACTTTGGTGGCGCTTCTGATATGATTTGCTCAATCTTCATATCAGTATTTATCTGCCTTGACTATATTTTTCCTCTAAGTACTGCTCATGCTGTACCCATGTGCCTTGTCTTAGGAAACCCCACTCTCTTAACTTTGGCCCAGGAATAAACAAAGTCCAAGGAGTAACGCCAGGCTCAAGCTCGATCCTATGATAAGACTTAGCACTGCAAATCCTACAGTGTCCGGGTCGCCTCCAAAATTTACCATTCGGAGTATATTCCCAATAACCGCCACGCACAATAAGAGTAAAATAAGGCCAAGGGTGATCATGTAGGTCATCTAAATCACCTTTGTGAAATTTATGTAAAAATATGTTGAAAGGAAACCATTTGCGGTCCTTTAAAAACAAGTAATATCTGGTCAGGTACGGTTCGTTTTCGAACCTGTCCATGATTACTCTTTTACGACCCAGTTTCTCTAGTAGGCTTAGTAACATTAAACGTCCTCCTTGCGACGTCTAGTAGTACAAGATAAAATGCTGTTGCTGTGAATGTGCTGGCATCAAACTCTAATGCCGCCATGCTGAATGGATTACCATGAGACAGATTTGCCAGGATATGATATCCAAACATTCCAATAAAATACGCTTTTAATAAAGTCATTCTGCTGGCAACAAATGTAGCAAAAGACAAACTTGCGAAATAACCCAATTGTGCAACATCTAAACCTGCACCCATAATATAATAAAGTGCAAGGGCAACAACTGGTACACCATATTGTAATTCTTTTCTGTCAGTGAGAAAAGGCATAAACAATGCTAGTGCTAAAAAGGGCTGAAAGTTAGGTATTAAAAACATGTATTTTTTTCCTTATATTATAATTTATCCAAAATGGTCTATATTTTCCTTTTTATTGGCTGAGGTAACACGTTTTCTCAAACTGCTACTGCTAAAACTGTGGTCTCTGCCGTTAAAGAACAATTCAATCCCTCGTTGTTCGCAAATATCTTTTCCTGTAAATTCTTTATCTTGATATTCAATACCTAGTATACGCACATTTATAGGTAATGTCAATAGCAAATCTTTTAAATCTTGCTCAGTGTTATAAACAATTATTTCATCCACGTATTTCACTGCACTTAATTGAATCTGTCTTTCAATAATACTTTGCACTGGTGGATTTTTGCTGTCTGGTCTGTCCAGTGTGGGATCATTCTGTAAACCCACAATCAAAAAATCGCAGTGGTGTTTGGCTTCCTCCAGCATAGTGATGTGTCCTGCATGCAACAAATCAAATGTGCTACAAGTAAATCCTATCTTGCCGCAGTTCTTATAATCCAGTTTCATAGTTTAAATGTCTTTTTTAAATGCTTACCTAAAACTCTGCCTACCTCAACATGTCCTGCTTTGGAGAAATGTGTGGAATCATCATCATGCAATCTGAATTTATACCATCTTGGTTCTAGCCATTCCTTATATGGTAACCACTCAACGGCTAGATTAAAATCTGTTATATCAGTGATCTGTACAGGATATTCTGCTCTGCGATCATTATAATTTATAACAGGATATCCCATAGTCGTCCAACACATGCAAAGTTGTATGCCGTAATTTTTAACCACGTGCTTTAAACTTATTACATAGTTGAGAGTCCTCTCCATACCCAGTGCATCGATAACATTATTTTGATATGCTTTGTGCAGTGCTATATCGTCAGACAATATCTGCCATTGCCAACTGTCAATTTTCCATCTGCTGACCATTTCAGTACCAATCACATTGTCACCAAAATCTTGGAAACCCTGTTTGCCGGATGCTAGCAACTCACTTGCAGCTCTGCTTGGCAGTTCTGTTCTAGCAGGATCAGTCAGTTGCCAGACAATGATATCGTTTTTTCTGATATCACCAGATCTGATGTTCTGCATTATCTGCCGCCATGCCAGATCGTTACTGCCACCACCAGCGGCAAGATGCAAATACTCAGCACCTATCTCTTTTGCGGCAATCTCTCCGTATACAATATCAACTTTTGTATAATCGGATACACTACACCCTGCTACTGCTAACTTCACTGAAATCTCTCAACATTTTTTTAATTTCCAGGGCATGTTGTTCTTCCTGTCCAATCTGGCCACGTGCATACTCCTCTAACATTATACTGGCGTCTGCAACTTCTTCTAGCAGTTCCTTGTATTTTGCAACTGCATTTTGTTCGTGTTCAAAACTTTCCTCAAGTATTTGTTTCACACTGTGGTTGTGATTTTCTTCAATAGGAGATATTTTTTGACTTGGATGACCACCAAAACCTGTGATGTATTCTCCTGCTTGTAGTGCATGCATTAAACTTTCGTTTGCCTGTTCCTGTAAGAATTGTACAATGGGTATTCTGTTAGGTCCACTAACCATAAGTGAACTGTGAGCATAGCGTACCACGCCTGCCATTTCAAGCTCAATGATATCATTCAATATGTTACATACTTTTTCAATGTTAAGTTCTCTCATTTCCATTCTAATCTCGTTTTGCCCAAATGCCCAGTGTGACATTAGGGTCTGTGTTTTCATTTACAAATTCAAAAATATGTTGAATATGATTTACATCATCAAGATTTCTAACACTACAAACTTCATTGGCAAAATGTAATTCAACATTGTTATCTACTGCTAATTTTAAAAGTTTATGTCTTCTAAAAGGATCGTCTGGCAAACAATAGATACTACATAACACAATACCTTCCACACCGTAACCAGTAATCATTTTTTCTAATCCTGGGAACCAATCTAAGAATTCATTTTCAAATTGGTAATCGTTTATCTTGATGTCGTGTTTATTTGTATACTGATTAATTATTGCACGTTGCATAGGTAAAGGAATAGGACCACTAAATTTGGCGTTCCAGCCTGCATAACTAATCCATTTTTTCGTTGTGTCAATAGGTCTAGTATCTTCTCTTTCACCTATAAATCTAAAATAACCACCTGGTAATTTTCTATGGAAGTGACCACCTTTGGGCAATATTCTACCATCCATACTCCATCGTGTGATGTCTGTGTCGTTGTTAAAGTTACCATGTATATGGTGTTGCTGGAATAAATGTGCCTGTCCTGGCTCTAGTGTAACAGGCCAACAGTGTGTTGAACATTCTTCCTGCAATTTATCGTAA